CTGACACCTGAACCTGTTAGCAGGATAGTTGTGTCAGCACCTTCAATGAGCTCATGTACAACATCATTTTGAGTAGCTGCACGTGAACCTTTCCCTGTTTTATCCTGAGCTGGAATGTCTGTTAGGTACCCAATGGAGTTAATGTACAAGGACGTATCAATATGAGCATCCTCTCGTACAATCTCCTTTGTTTCATCGGCCCACGCCATTCCAGCAGCAGTCACGGCATTTCTCCTAGCCTCTTTCAGCTTTTCAGGAGACAACGCTTCTTTGATGGATTCATCAATCTTAAAATCAAACTTAAGATTCTTTTTGGCCATCTGAATCACTCTCCTTTTGAAGTGTGATTTCGTAGTGATGAAGACGTACTTTAGAATAAATAGGCTGTGCTTTTTCGACGGTATAAACCCCATCTAACACCGGCCTATCTTTTAAGTCCCGAATATCTTTTATCTTTGCATCACTGGGGATTTGTTGGTCAGGACCTAAAAACAAAATGTTTTCAGTGATGAAGTCCACTCCGTACTGATCAACAGAAGCTCTTCGCTTAATCTCATCAGCACGACAAGGGACATTTTTAATAGGTGCCTCTCCATAAATGGGCTTGCCATACTCGGTTTCACCTATCTTCTGGCCAGTTAAAACAATTGTGCAACGATGGGTAAGAATTCGTTCGAACCTCATACACCATAACCACTTGAAGGCCCCGAAATAGAAAAGAAGGAAATACCTGTTGGGATATCCTGCTTAAGAGACTGCAAAATTAAATCCAGCTCTTTAATACCTGTTCGCGTACCTTCATACTCCCTCTCTTTGATGGAGTCCACTGTTTGAACATCCCTCATTATGTAAGAGTAGGAACCTATCTTTTCTGTTTCGATAGGGCTTAATGAGCTTTCCTTGATATCAGGGTTATCCTGGTACCATAAATACTCAACAAGCAATATGGTAGCTGTACGTAAATCGGCAAGCAGGTCTTCATCTGTTTCATCTTTAAACTTTCGTTGAGCCTCCCGATGAATCCAAGATGTAGCACGATCAATGTACCCTTGTATTTTGATGTCAGTAAGAGCAGCAATTTCAGAAAATGAAACGCGCTCTTTGACCTCTGTTACTGTTGCATAAGGCATACTATTTCACCTCTACAATAAATCCTGCTTCAATCCGCTTTAAAAGTTCATGAGAAGGATTCTTTGGTAACTCCTTTTCTTGCTCTCCAGCCAATGAAAAAGACCCTTCACTATAAATCTCAGCGAACTGAGTAGTAGGGTCTTTTAATTTATATTTTTTCTTTTTAGTAGTTGCCATACTAGCCCCCCTTATCGTGCCTCATCAAGCGTTAAGATAAGACGTGCATTCGGGTCAAATGGAATGTAATCAGATGTTACGCTTGCATATGAACCTTCGACCTGCGTTTTCACATTGCGGTCATTTTCAACAGAGAATGGTTTATATTGATATTCAGCTAATGCTAAGTTTGTATCAACTAGCATAATGCGATTATCCGGCATTTCCTCTGTAACAAACGGGACATTGTTAATTACGTTTGGTAATTCTCCGTTCTTTAGTTCATTTAAGAAAAGGAGATTTCCGTTGGCTTCTTTTTGAGTTGCCCACTGTTCTGCTGTTTTTAAATTCATAAGAACACGGTTATAAGAGAAACCGTATTTCTGAGCAGCATACTGCTGTGCATACCAGATATCAGTAAGACTCCAATCGTTCGCTGTTTTAACACCCAATGTCGGTGCTGCATCCGTACCATCTTTGAAATAACCGTTCAATAAACGATGAACAGCTAATTTTTCATCTGTACGACCCATTTGCATACCACGTTTACGTAAGTGAAGGCCTAACATATCAATTCGCATTGACTTAGCCTCATCAGTGACTTCAATACCGCCCCCACGCTTATAGACAAAGATTGTGTGATCAGTATCCAGTTTGATTGTTGCCACTGGAATTGGAGCACCTTGACCTACGAAACTTAAATCAAGATCGTCATTATCCTTGTTTTCCAAGTTGTAATACTGGTAGCTCATTTGGTCCATTGAAATTGTCTTAGCTACTAGCTGATCAGCACGACCTGCTGCTAAGTATCCTTCCCGGAATCCCTCCTCTAATACAGCATTAAATAAAGGCTTTGTATTGTTATTTTCATAAAGAGCACGTACTTGTTGAGAGCCGATGTCTTCAATACCTAATGCACGAATAGCATCTTTAAGCGTTACTCCTTGAGAAGTAAGGTAAGAACGGAAAGTAGCTGAACTATTCTTGCTAAGTAAGTCCTCAGCTTGACCAGCAATACGGCCGTCTTTTTGAGATGAATCTCTCATTGCTGAAGTTAATTCAGAACCATTTTTTAATTCGATGATTTCTCCACGACTATTCTTGATTTTCCCTGTAAATTTCATGCTTTCCCCTCCATTAAGGCAGTAGAACTTCTACTGTTTGTTTACTTGTGTTAACTAAAGCTACATATGAACCATTAGCAGCCGTGGCTTTCTTAACTCCACCATTTGCATCGGCAACAACTGAATCACCAACAGCGATTGTGCCACTGTAAGGAAATTCATTGTTACGAGAATAGCCATATGCATGGACACCTAATGGAGCATCAGGATCACTCACACCATGTTTGGCCACTAATTGAATAGCATCACCATCAGCACATCTTACTGCGTGATAAGCACCGGTAGTTGCCAGTTTCATTGGTGTTCCTGCTTTAATTGGAGCTACATTTGTAGCGTCCTGCGCAAAAACAGTGAGGGATAATCCATAATCATCTGGTAAAATTCCGCTTCTTTTATTTAACATTACTTGTCAGCTCCTTTGTATGATTCTGAAACAATGATGTCGTCCTCTTCGTTGCCTCCATCTTGACCACGGCTTGGATCATCTGGATTTGTGTGACGACCTGGTGTAAAGCGTTGCCCTGCCATTTCCTCGTAAGCTTTAATTTCATCCTTGATGTAGTCTAGATCAGCTGCACGTACGAGCATGTTTTTATACGATTCAGCATTAAATCCATCACCTTGAGCACGTGTACGAGACGCAACAGCTTTGTCAATTAAATCTGCTGTATATTGGCGACCTTGCTCTGCTTCCACTTTCAATTGCTTAACGCCTTCTACGGTGGCTTGCTCACCCAATTCATTTCGTAATTGAACATCCTCTGGTTGGCGAAAGACTTCACCTTCTGACGATAAAACATTATAAACAGCACTTTTTTCAAGTTTTCCTTCTTTTAAAGCACTTCGCACCTGTTCAATTAAGTTCATGTTTTTGTTATCCTCCCTTTTAGGCATAAAAAAAGCAGCGCCATCTTTTCTCTCAAAACGAGTTTGGAAGCGTTGCTCTAATTTTGCTATTTTGTTTTCTTCTAATTCACCTTGTTGGACATAAGTTCTCGCTTTGTCGATGTAAGCACCAGGTGTAGCGCCTTTATATACAGTCGATACTTCTCTAAGCCTAGCATTTTCAATCCAAGCAAAGGACATTCGACCTTGCTCATCTTCTAACCCTGGAATATGTGGGCATTCCCAGTCCCATAAATCACGACCACAAGATCCACAACGATAGGATTCATCGGAGAAACCAACAGACATATCGCGTGTAATACCAGCTTTAATAGCTCGTATAGTATCGTCTGTAGACTCACCATTGATTTTTACACCTTTAAGGATGTACCAATCACCGCGTACTGCATTTGCATTGTCAGTATCGTCTTGAATCAATTGACCACCATATGAACGTCCAAAAGGAGCTGTATAGATATTATGATTTCCTAATAAACTGACGCCATTGTTTAAATCAGCAGCATAGTTTCTTAATGTGGTTACTGGATCCATTCTTGTAAAGTAAGAATCTAATCGATCATTTGAGCAAACACCCGAGAATGTAAAAATATCATCAGCTGTGACAGGCTCAAGAGTATGACGATTAATAGCATCTAAATCTACTTCCTGTTCTTGTGCCGTTTGTAAGAGCACTGGTAAATGTAAAGTCGCTCCCATTTATTTTATTCACCTCCTTTAAAAATAAAGCCGCCTTTAAAGGGCAGCTTTATTTAATTCCTCGAATATGCACGTTTGGGCCTTAGCAACATTTTCAACATCAATAAAAGTACGTACAGCAGTATATCTGTTATTATTTTTCTTAAGTATTATTACATTAAAAGTTCGATCACTATTATCAAATACAATTATTCCTATATATTTTTTGTCTGTTGACATAAACCATTCTTTCTCATGAAGAAAAGGTAATATAGTTCTTTCGGGAACTAATTCATCCATTAACCTTTTAGATATCTTTTTTATTCCTTTTGGTAGCTCATTGTCTTCTCCTCCTACATTAATTATTAAAGTTCTTGAGCTAAAAGGAGTAAATCCAAATATATCTGTCATAACACGTGAGTTGTGTAAATACACTTGAGCGGCATTAGGAAAGAAATCTTTAGGGATTGGATGTTTGGCATAAGGATTTAAACAGACTACTAACTCTTCTCCCCATGGTTCATCATAATCAACTTCGTCTAAATCATAGTCAAATGATTCTGGTTCCAATGCATTTTTCTCAAAATTGTAGCAAAAACCGCTTCTTTTAATTTTTATGTGGTTTGATACGAAACCACGAATATAACCCATTCTTTGAAACTTTGCTATACTACCACTATTACTGAATATAACTGCACTTATATTTTCTGAATCAGGACTTTTAAAAAAACCTGAAGGTATAACTTTTTCATGTAATCGATGCTCAGTTATCTCTTCTTGTACGATTTTTCCATCCTTTACTTTATCTTGACTTCCATATAAATAATTTACTAAAGACGTACTTGAATACCTTAAAGAACCTTCTTCATGAAATGACTGTATAGCAAGTATCAAAGGGGTTTCTTGGCAATGATCCAGCTTCCAATATTTTTTCTTTAGTTTTGAATACAGAGGACTACCGAATTTTATGGGTAGTTCCTGTTCCAATTTAAATTTAATTTCCTCAGGGGAAAGATCTTTATAATTTTCCTCATCACTGATTGAAGTATCGGCTTTACTCACTGGGTTTACTGTTGTTGCCTCTATAGCTACTCTATAGCCATCTTTCTTTATAATAAAATCCGGTCTGTCATAACCTCTTTCAAATTCAAATCCACTGTCTTTTAAATATGCAAAAAGATACAATTCAAATATTCTTTGATCAAATCCAGTGGTTTGAAACTGTTGAAGAAAATTGCCATCAATGTTTTCAAATTCTCCATAGACTTTTTCCAACATTCTTCTAGCAGGTTCATAACCAACATTTTGTTTAACCAAATTAAAATTTGAATTTAATTTTTTAGCAGGAACTACTGGTTCAAATAAATTTTCCATTCGGCATTCTCCTCTTAATTGCTAATTGGTATTTTATCTCAACTTAATATTCCTGTAAAAAATATAATTAATCAAGCATTTCCTCTTCACCTTCAAGAATACGTTTATACCAGCAACGACAGTTAATAACGTTATCTGCTGAAGCTTCTGAGTTATCACCTGGGTACATTAACGGTTCAAACTTCTCATTCGCGTTTTCAACATAAAACGGCTCATCTAATGTTTTTCTCTGCCCATCTGCTTCTCTATGACCAGCCCTTGTACGATCTTGTTGAGCAGAACGCCATATCTTGCCAATGACCATGCCTGATTGTTTATCAGAATACCATTGACCAGTACGAGCAGCCCCTACCATTTCAGTACGAGCGATAGTTCTTGCTCTCCCTTTTGAGAAAGCAAAGTCTTCTCGTAATGCATTTGCTGCTTTGGTCACGCTGTATTGCCCTTCAAAAACAACGTCCCATAAAGCCATGATTACATGCTCATCAGTAACGCCTTGAATCAATTCAACAGCTCTCCGAGAGCGATCAGATAAGGAACGTAAGAAGTCATCGTTGGTATCATCAAATACAAGCTCTGTATCTATCTCCATGATGTTATACATCCCTGCTATTTTGGCTGATTGCTCTATCCAATCAAAACCTGCAGCATCCCATAATTCAAGTTGTTCACCTTCATCTGTTAAGATATTGGACTTGATCCAATCAACGAACGATTTAGGGACGTCTGAAAGGTCTTTTCGATTATTCGAATACATAAACCTATGAACATCTACCAATACACGCGTAGGAGGCGTGTCGGCTTCCTCAAGTCTACTGATATATGTTTCTACTTGATTCTGTAACAGGTTATAAAAATCATCAGCTGCTTTGGTAGTTAAAACAGCTACTTCAGGAACCCAATCACCTTGCATTTCCTTCACATACTCATCCTCGGTATCATTAGCAGGTGTTTTCGGTTGACGCTTGACTTGTAAACGTCTTGAACGTGAAATAGCTGACGTGGTTGTAACTGGTGCTTGCGGTTCAGCAACTGCATCATGACCAACTACCTCATTAGCAGCTTCGTCATTTTTGACCCAACCTTGCTGCACCCTTGCTATCCAGGTATTTGTTTCAATCTGTTCAGCCTGAGCATCTTGGAAACGGTCTGTAGTGCGTAACTTATTAAAGGTTAAACGAGCTTTACTCTGTCTACATTGTACCTGCAACGCAACATTGTAAGCACGCTCTATAACACGTTTAACGCCTCGCTGAATACTTTCAATTCCTGCAACATATATTTGCCATTGGACAGTACCGTGCGTTTCTGTGCTTGTCTCATTTAGTCCCAGTAAAATAGGTAACTGTTTTAGCGAGGCAACAAGCTGTTGATTAATGATATTAATAAGGGCTGTAGCGTCCATTGACTTTCCATTCGTGCCACCTGTCATTTCTACCTTCACACTATCAGGATGTATAAAGTTATCGTCTGGCTTTAACTTATTAAAAGCAGCCTCAATATCACCAATGTATTTCCCAACGAACTGACGTACTGCTTGTTCACCTTGGGAAGCAATGCTTGGAGGAATGTTTTTTAGAATAGATTCCTCAACAATTGAAATATCAAATCTTGCATGACCTTGATTATGAGCCACGGCTTTTAAATCTTTTAATACCTCGGTTTGGAAGAATACAACTTGCAGCACTGGCAAAATAGGAGAACGTCCATAAGGATCTCCAATGTCCGGATCAAGAGGCTGATAAAACACTTGCTCTCGGTTTAGCACTTTGTATGTACCATCGGACTGTTTTTGTACTAATTGGATTTCACCTGTTTCTTTATCCTTCCGAAAATCTACAGAGGTAGGATCAACCGCATGAAAATCTACGACATCATTTAACCCCTCATTCAGTTCAACCTCTAAACAAATGGCTCCTTGAGTAAAAGCAGTTAGATGTAACACATTAATTAACTGATCAGTACCACCACCATATAAAGCTCCTACACGTTTTGCAAGACTGTTAATATAATCTAATCCTTGCTTATCCTTTGAACCTGTAGGCTTCAAGCATTCAAGCTCATGACCTGTATTGGATAATCGAAGGAAGTTCCATATAGCCATTGATGCTGTTGGATTTAAATCACGAATGAGCTTCAAACTTTCCATAACATCTTTATTTCGAAACTCACTACGATGAATCATAATCCCCTCATACCAGGAGAATTGCTTTTCCCACTTTTCTTGTGTTTGTCTTCCACTTTCCAAACGAGAATTAATAGCACGGCTTATATTTTGAAGGTATTTTCTAGTCTTTTTTTTTGTATTCCAACTTCGATAACGGTCAATAATATTCATTCGTTCACTCCCTTCATTTTCCATCCACCAATAGTAGGTAGCATGATATTGCTGTATTCTTGGTTAACTCGTAATGGTTCAATTGAATATCGAAGAGCAGCCATTGCATCGTCAAATACCTCGACTGGCTCATCACGGTAAAGGCCTGATTTCGGGTCCTTCTTCCATTTCCACTGTTGAATTTCTTTGATCGTATTCACACATGAAGGATGAATATGAATCTTTAATCCTTTAAGAATATCAATTTGAGCTTTTACACTACCTTGATTCTTATGAACAGGTATTGCATTATAGCCAGCGTCTCTCCACATCTTTATACGGTCAGGTTCAGCTGAATCACAGTACATCGGCAGACTTTTAACGACCTGTTTTTTATTAGCAGATTCAATTATCTCGTTTGTATCCATTTGGTGTACGTAGAGTTCATTGCATACAAAAAGCTCACCGTCTTTAAAAGAAACCGTGAGTAAAGCATTTGCATGGTTAAAACCAAAGTCCTGGGCATGGTGCATAGAATCAAATCGTTCAAAAGCAATATCAAAATCATGAACGGAGTAATTGGATAAGATAACACCACCAAGCTCTCCCCATTCCCCTAACCCGTAAATCTTATAACCTTCTGGATCTTGTTCTTTACGTAGCATCATACGTCTGTGATAAGCTTCATCAATGAAACGATTTTCAAGATAAGTACTTGAATATGTGTAAATATCTTGGTGTACGATATCAAAGTATTTACGCTTAATCCAGTGGTTTGCACTTACTGGGTTAAAAGAAAATGTCATTTGATAATACAGGTTTCTATTGGGCAACAATCCCCTTAGCCGGTCATCAAGGATATCTACATCTGATTCTTGTAGCTCTGTTGCTTCTTCAATCCATATCCAAGTCAATTTGCCTCGTGAGAAGTTAATAGACTTTACTTTTTCTCGTTCATTGACATCCTTCATTCCACGAAAGATAACTTTATTACCTGTAATCAAGCATTCTAATTCCAAAGGACTTTGCTTAACCTTCCAATAACTTTGCCACTTAGCTCCACAAACTCGCTCAACAGCAGCTGTTAACTCAGCAAAAGTTGAATCCTTATTAGAAGCATCTATTTTACGAACAACAAGCAAATTTGCTCCCTTATTATTTGGGTCCATTAACTTAAGAATGAAATCCTGAGCGATGTTAACAGATTTTCCAGAACCAGCAGACCCTTTAAATAAGCGATATCGTTTTCTAGTATCATTAATCTTTTTAAACCCTTTATTAAATCCAACAACTACCTTAGTCATTGTCCTCACCATAATCAATGACAATGTTTAAATCCATATCACCCGTATGCTCAAAATCTTGCTTATCTCTCCACTTATCTGGACGACGATTTTTCAACCAAAAGATTTGAGCGGTCGTATCAGGTGCCTGTCGTTTCTTAACTCTCTTTGTAACTACAAGCTCGTATCGCTTAGCTTTTTCGTTCCACTGACTCTCCTCAGTGACCTCTTCATACGCATAACCTAATGCTCGTTTTAACAAAGCATTTTCAACTTGAAGGTCAACTACTTCTTTTCCTTTTTTTAAGGCGTCCGAAATGTCCGGGTACTTCTTCTTCCAATCGTTTAAAGTGGAACGACTAATACCCACATTATGAGCTATTTGTTCATCTGTTAAACCGTCTCTAGCCCATCCTTCAAGCAATACAAGGCCTTCTTCTGTTCTCCATTTCTCATACTTCCCCTTAGCCATTTACATCATCACCGCCTCCATTAGTTAAAGTTTAAAATACTTCATTTACAAAAAAATGCATCAATAAAGATGCATTTTTTAGATTTATTAAGGTACATTTACATAAAGACCTTGGCCTCGATTTTCAGGAAATACCCCTAATTCGTTCCATGATTTCAAAATAAGATTATTTAAACTATCAAACACATAGATGTCTTTCCAATTTGGGTAAGACTGATATAAGTTTTCCAATGTCTCATGGAGCTCATTCCAGATTGGAAATATAAAAGTGCCTTCTAATCCTTTATTAATAACTTCAGATACTTCAGTGTCGTTATAGTTTAACCCATGAAGATTGCCAATAACAGTAGCTGCAATCTTTAAAGTTAAGGAAGTTAATTCTTGTATGTTTTTAAAAAGTAAAGAGATATCGCCCTGGGTTCTATAATCTTCTATGTCTTTTTTGACTTTATTTTCGGTATCCTTAATTAAATCTAATAAAAACAAGTAAGATAAGTCACTATCTTTTGGTAATGTAGAACAGGACAATCTAGGGGCTATATACTCATCCCATACACATGATGAATGTTTTTTTAATAAATCAAATAGTAAATCACCCGTATCTTTATAATAGCCTTCATTAAATTTTTCCATCTGAAGATTATTATATTGATCATGCACATGACATAATTCATGATGAATTATATTAACTGCCCCCTGTGCAAACTCTTTATTAAATATTGATAAAAACACCCCGCTTTGGATAAAGATAACTACTCTAGTTTCTCCATCTCGTTCAAAGGGAAGATTCTTACCTCCCGCAACACCCATTTCATTGCTTGTGTATCCAACTTGTAAATTATGTTCCTTCTGAAACTTAGTCACAGCTTCTCCAAAATCGTTTGGGATAATTATCTTATCTAATATGGACAAATTTAGATCCTCGATAAATTCTTTGAAATCCCCATTTATCCATTTTCTAAAGCTAGATTTCATTTCTTCTAATGTTGCTGTATCTACGCCTGTGATTTCTTCTATTACAATTTCCATAAAACCCCTCCTTTCTTTTGATTATAATAGATAAAAAATTCTTATCCAGTATCTCTTTATATTTTCAGCTCAACTTTGGTTTACTTTTATAGATTAACTATAAGGTGAACTCAGATAACAAAAAAAGCACCTATATAAAAAGTGCTTTTTGGTTCCTAATATTTATTGTTAAACGGGTCTAGAAGGATATGTCTCTGATAACAAATAATATTTCAAGAACTTCTCATTAATATCAGTAGAAGCTCCAAAGACTCTGTCTAAATGAAATAAAAAGCCTGCTAAAGTGTTGGCTCCCCATTCCTCAAAGAACCATCCTCCCTTTTGTTCATCTGTAAAGTCTGCATTCCAGGGATAAAGCTCTTTATATTTATAATTTACAATGATTCCTTTATCAATTATTACTACTACATCTAATTGTTCAGAAATAGGCACCTCATTTTCTTCATAGTATGACTTGATTTCCTGTATAGTAACATCGATATCAGCTTTTGCTTTCATACTGAAAATAAAAAAAGGAACTTGCTTTGATAAATCGCGGATATATTCTGGACGCTGGTTCACAAATAAAAGAGTGTTAACACGTCTTCTTAAAAGTTTTACTGATCTACCTTGAACTAATGCTCTATGAAGCTCATGTCTATTAGCAATATCCGGTTTAACTTCTATGGCAACATCTACCCCATCAGCTACAATCAAGCTATGCTTACCTGATTGATTAACCGTATGCGGATGATTTGGATTTAGTATTAGACAGTCGACTGAATCAGATCTTCTTCCATAACTATCGTATATTCCACCTTTGCTTATTCTATAGGGAAAGGGGTAATATTTTTTAACGAATTCTTGAACTGCATGTTCTCTAAAATCTGATATTTCTTGTGAGGTTCCTCTCCCTTCTATACTACTTCTTTTAAATCTTGCTTGTAATTCCTCAGAATCGTACCTT